CTGTTGCACAAATGGATGGTCTCTGATTAAGAGAGATAATACCTTTGCCTGAAACTCCCCACCAAACCTTTCGAGAGTGTCAACTGCTTTCTGTTTTTCCATAATTTTATTATGCCAAGGTATACCGCATCAACGGCGCGAATGTCATTTGTAACCATTGATTATAATTTCCAAACGCTCCCGCCATCTTGAGATTTGATAGAATTGCTGTCAAGCCGGACTTGTCTAATTGAATTGTTGAGTTGTCAATTCTGTTCAGAACTTCTAGTTTGGTCTGACCTGACATCATCGCATCGGCGAGTTGCATGAGAGTGTAGTTTCTCTCAATTATCTCACGATTGTTAGCGATGTTCTCAAACAATTTACCTTTTTCTTGTCCACTGGCATAGTTTAATAAACTGTCAATGTCCACCTTCTCTGCCTGCGACAATTGAGGAAATTTTCTGAGTAGTATTTTTCGTCCGACACCCTTTATGCCTGGAATGTTATCGGATTTATCTCCATCCATAGACCGGAAGATAGCAAAGTTGTGGGGATGGATACCATATTCCTCTAAGACAGAATCAACTTGATAAATCTTTTTCTTAATTGGATTCCAAACATCAATATTATCGTTGACAACTTGTAAGAAATCTTTGTCTGTGCTCATGATTATTGCCTTACCGTCACGTTCCTCAACGACGTGGGCAATGTAAGCGATAACATCATCGGCTTCAACATACGATGGCGCCAGAGTAATAACCGGGAGACATTTAAGCATATGTGCCAGTGTGCGTAACTGAAACTTCATTGCCTCATGTTCTTCTTTTGCATCTTTGAAATCATAGGTGCGATTCAAACGTTGCATACTCTTACGATTTTCTTTATACGCTGGAAACATCTTTCGTCGGCGCGCACTGCCACCTTGTCCATCGAAAGCTATTATAACCCTCGTAGGTCTGAACGTTCGAATCGCCAATCCGATACTCTTTAGAAAGCCTGTCATTCCCCCAACGTGTTCACCATCCTCATTCATAGTTGGAACAGCAGCGAAACAACGAATGTAAGAATTAAGGCCATCTATAATCAAAACTTTTCCATGAATATCAGTAGACTCAAACTCTTCTCGCTTCTCTCGCATCTTTAGGAACCGTTCATGTAATGTCGTCATGCTTCCTCCGGCCCTGCCTTCACCTCCACCAACGTATCGGTGTCAGTGTAATTCATAATCACTGCGTCAGCAATCTGATTGTAAACTCTTTCCCGTCTATCTTCGTCGCTCAACAGTTTGTCTACAAATGTTGCCTTCTGGAACTTGAACTCCTCGCCAGTTTCAGGATCCTTCCAAGTGGGATGCCCTTGTTTGCCGCCGAACAACTTTCTAGCGAGCATCACATTATACCACGATGCGTAATCATCAATACCTCTGTCGAATAGAATGTTGAATTCGGCAACTCTATGCGGCGGCCCCAACCGATTCTTAATGACTTTGGCTTTCACCTTCACGCCCACAATTTCGCCGGTGGCATCCTTAAAGGTTCCAGTCAATGACAATCGAATACGAGTTGACGCATGAAATGCGATTGCCTTACCGCCACTGGTCGTAAATGGGTCGGCGAATGGCATCGCATTCATCTTCTGTCGAAGTTGGTTGGTAAACACTAGAGCAATCTTCTGGTCACCAATTAACTTCGTAATCTTTCGGAGCGCCTTACTGATAATGATTGCCTTACCAGTAGCGTATCCATCTATACCGTGGCTTTTCTCAGCTTCTTGTTCTGTGGTGGCACCTGTTACTGAATCTACCACGATACAAACTAATTTATCTTTGGAGGCTTTACGAACCGTTTCAATAATTGCCTCTATTTGATCGAAGATATTCTCAATTCTATTCTCTGTGACGTAGACCATTTTCTTCATGTCTAAGCCTACTGCATCAAAGAAATCGTAATTGACTGCTGTCTCTGTATCAATGAGAACGGCCACTCCACCTCTGCGTTGTGTATCTGCCAACATATGAGCAGCTAATAAACTCTTACCACTCGCTTCGTTCCCCTGTAACTCTGTAATTCGGCCACATGCAATCCCACCATGCTTACGATTGGAGATTGCTATGTCCAGAAGTGAAGAGCCAGTTGAAATGAAGTCATGGAAATGAGTCGGTGCATCATAATCCTTTCCCAAAAACCATGCAATCTTCGACCCAGCAGATTTGTTGAGTTGCTCCGCAATAACCGTTGCTAGATCATCTTTCTTTCCCATAGGACTCCTTTAGAAAGGCATAAGACGGGCTAACAACGAGCTAGCCCGCCCGTTGTAGCCTTTACTCGTTAAACAACTTCGCAAATTCTTCGGAAACATCGTCGGAGTCGGAAGATTCAGCTTCGTCATCCTCCTCTACTAATGGTGTTGAGGGCGTAGCCTCAACCGCATCAGATGTTTCTTCTGTTTCTTCGGAAACTTTGTCAGAAGGTGCCTTTTCTCGTGCTGTAACAGATGCGTCAGCCTCAGGATTGAGGTAACGTTCAAGGTATGCTGCCAAATCGTCGTAGGTTGGTTCCTCGTAAACCTCACCAATGTCAGGCTGCGTAGTCAACCAAGTTTCCAACTGTGCTGCATCGCCTGATAGAGGCGACGGCTTACGCTTAATTAGAATCTTAGTTTCTGAATAGTTAGTGCTACTTTCCGTTTCAGGAATGAATTCCACCCCAACATCGAAACCATTTTCTACGTCTGTGATGTCACCCCAATCATCGTCATCAATGATTGCAAGCAACTGTTCGTAGACTGTCTTTCCAAAGCCCCAAAATCGCACACCCTTGTCCTCTTCGCCGCGAACGACAACAGGAACAAATGTGCGGAGCTTCGGAGAAAACTGTCTAGCATATTTCCAGTCATCCTTATCGTTCGTTTGTCTCAACGAATCCGCAAACTCGGCGATAGGATCAGGATTGCCATTGGTAATCGGCGACAGCTGAGTCTTTCTTCCCATGTAGTGGAAGTAGAGTTCAATGAATGGGTTGTCAGGACAGTCCTTCCAAGGAACAATCCTGATAGTGGTCTTGCCTTTGGTGGGCTTCCACAGTGCGGCCGAACGAGTGTTCTGACCTTTGAGGGTATTAAGCTTCTTACGAAGCGCATCAAAATTAAGCGCCATGATTATCTCCTTTTAGTATTAGAATTAGTGTTTAGGCTTAATGTAAACCGGTTGAAAGTGGACCCGCCGAGCTTTCAACTTATCGTATATAAATAGCATCCATGAGTGTGAAACGCATGTGCGCTGACACTTATAAAGTATTTAATACCAATAGTTTAGAAATCAATTTTCGTCGTCTAACTTTCTGATTTCTCGTATCTTAGTATTGATTTTCTTGAGGTGGCCGTACTGCGTAACAAGAATCATATTGCGTAATTCATTCCAGTCTACCTGGAAAGTTTTATCTTCTACGCCATCGTTCTGTTCCGCAACCAATTTGTTGAGCGCATTGATTGTATACAGCGTGTTCGTCTGCTTTTTCCGATGGAGGGAAATTGTAGATGGTGGGGTTGGCTCTCGAATTTCTGCAGTAGCGATGACATTGTATGTGCAACACAGTGCGCCTTCTTCATCTGCATTTTCGAGAACATATACGGAATTGAATGCAACCTCATAACACCTTATGATATGTTCAATTGTTTCTTCTAGAGTATCTTCTGTGCAAAAAGTACAAAGCAATTGGGTGTTCATGCGTTCTCCTCATAACCTGCTATGTTGCTGTCAGGTTATAAGTATTGAGCGCGTCACTCCAAACTATGATTAACGCATGGTATTTCTTCTAATCTCTTGCAGTGGTCTGCAATCAATTCCCCAATGGTTGAAATACTAAGCCCCCATTTCTCGGCCAATCCTTTGAAAGTTAGATTGTTAGAATGCATCTCATAACAAAGCAATTCCCCAAAACTACCACCACAGTCTGTTGGATTGTTCTGATATTGTTCCTCTATACTGTTGCGAACAAACTCAAGATAACTTGTCATTTTATTTCCTTCCAGATAAGGTGAGCGGTTTCATTTCGCCGAAATTCTTTCCGTATTTGATGCGGATGGGAAACTTCTTACCTTGTTCGAGAAATTGAACCATTTCCAAAATTAGTTCCTTGCCATCACTCAAACAGAAGTCGATTAGAAATGAATCATAGTTGTAAAGAACAATCTTTGATTGACTGCCATCGAACAGATCTGTTAAAGCAGATAAGAGACTAAGGTTCTGTTCTGTTTCCATGAACTGAACATAGTAATTGAACACCTTGGAACGATTGGGCTGCCAAATATGACTCAAGCGAATGCGTTTCTTCGTTAGTGGCGACTCAACATATCCCTGCTTCTGAATCTCTTCCCACAATCTCGCTTTGAAATCTTGCACCTTTTTGAAAAATGGAATGTCTGTGTCAGTATCACTGTAAAGATTATGAAATGTCTTGACCTTGCTCTCCGCATATTGTTCGTCCGTCAGATTTGTGGTTCCAAAGTATTGCTGACCAAAATATTCATGAGCAGGCGTCGATGGGAGTTGATACCCTAAGTGATTCGCAATCAAACGAACGTGATATGATTCAAAATCCAACAAGACCATCATTCCATCGTCAAATCTACTAGTGAATGCCGTTCGTTGGCCGTCATCCTTATGCAAGGCGGCAAAGTTAATCCCTCCAAAGCGACAACTCGGTCTACCGGCCGCCGTGAAGAGATTGTATTCCGAATACACAGTGTCATCCATGACGAATTTCTCCGCCTTAGAACCAAAGTGCTCTTTCAGTATTTCATAATCTACATGCAACCCATTTGACTCTACCCACCTAAGAGCTGGGAGTGCAATTCCAACCAGGAAGCTGTATCCTTTCTCGAATGTTACGTTCTCGTTGGCCTCAATAATAGCCAACAGATCTTCACTATAGCTTAGAAGGAACTCTGCCCACTTATACAACGGGACTGCGCAGTTAGCGTCAGCATCATTGTAATGTCTTTCGTGTGTATGATTTATTATGGAGGAATAAAATTCGTGTGATCGTGTGAGGGCTGTTCCATTAACCACATAATCTAATGCTTGCACGTCCTCAATATGACCTTGATCCTCAATCGGGAGAAACCCAAGCACCTTCTTATCCGGCGTCCAAATTTCTAATCCCTTTGAAAGCTCTTCAATCAGTTTATAAGGTAAGTTGGCAGCTTCGGGATGATTAAATGGTAGGACGACCAACTCTTTCGTCTCGACTCCGTAAACGCCCAGGAGGCATAGCCTGTTTTGCGCAGGGTGAAGCCTGCTATCACAGAATACGGGAATCAATATAGAGGATTGAAGTTCGTAGTCTTTTAGAAATATTTTAAAGTCTAATACTGTTTCAATAACTTTCATAACCGATGTAAGATAAAACATTTGAGACGATTTGTCAAGGGTTAATACTTTCTCCACAATTGAAATGGATTTGTAAGTTTGTGAGTAATGGCAGGCATGACCTTTGCGGCCTGCCGCACTGCGGCCTCGTTTGCATTTCGAATGCCCAAGGAATCTACAGTCTCTACTCCCGTTATTGGATCTACGTTAATGGTATCTTCGGCTGGGCCGGAAACCCTCCATCTGACCTCCACTACAGTAAATAACGATTTCTGTTGTAATCCATTGAAGGTGCTTTTCGCAATCTCCACAATTTCACCAAATGGTTGGTTCGCCTGTTGTGAAAAGAATCGTCTAATTTCCCCAAACTCAAAGTCTGCATCCGTAGGAACAGGAACAAATGGAGAGGTCATCGCTAATATAGATGTGCTAGTAGATACCTTGCGGTAAGAATCTATTATCATCCGTTCTTCTTTATTTACCATAATTTATTTATCCCGAGGGAGAAACTTGTTGACCCCGCAAATTATCATCCTGCAAAATCTTCAATTCTCTTGGAGTCAATCGGACTCCTGTTGAGGGCATTGCTTCTCCTTGTTTTCTAGCCACCTCACTTGCAGCAGTAGCACCATCTTCTATTTGGCCAGTGCCGCGCTGATTTACAAAATAAAATAATCCACCGACAGTAGTTGTCCATCCATCTGATCTATTTACATCGTGCTTAATATCATTGATAAGAAAGACGCCATGATTTCTGTATACTCTGGGCAATTTGTCAACAAGAAATGTATCAAAGAAGGAAAAGCCAGCGATTCCCTGCATTTTCAGCGACAAATTAATTTCTGTTGGAATTGGAGCAGTAAAGTTATTAATCTGGTTTGGATTAATTATCCCATCTTCCGAAATCCTTACCAACATCTCAGTTGACTTTGAAATATAAGGAGCTATTGATTGATCGAATCTAGCTAAGATACCTAATCTCTCTCTATCTTCTTCCTCATCACCAGTTAAGACGACCGCGTGATGGTCAGATGGAAGTGCTACTCGTCCTGTCGATGGGTCATTGCTACCATCAGCAACCGGCTCTTTAGTTTCCATATGTATCCTTAATTCGCGTTCTCTACGCTGACGCACACTTTCTTCTAACTCATCCGTAAGATCGGGAATGTTCAAAATTGACGACCAAAGACTTGGATAATTGACACTGCCTCTAACACCAGGTTCTTCATCTTTAGTTTGGCGTGTTGCTATGCTTGAGAGGAGAATAAAAGATTTCATTTCCTTACTGAAACTGGCATCGAAATCTATACTCAGCAATTCACCAATGCTGCTACGGTTAAATACATACGGATCCGGAATGTTCTTGTTACCGAAAACACATTTTTCATCATAGATTTTATACTGCTCTGTCTCTGTATCGAATGCCAGATTCAATGACCAATAGTTTTCCGTGGCATTATTCATACGATCTAACAACGCCATAAGTGAATCGTAGAACGTGTTATTATTTTGAAACACTTCTTTGATTGCGTCTACATTCAACCAAATTCCATTGGTCAACAATCCCTTCTCATCTTTTAACTCACTACTACCAGAAACAAAATTAATTTCGTGACCTTCGCGCGGCTTCCCAAATTTGGCATATACATCTACTAATCTAGGTGCATCAGCCTGCTGGCCACCTTCGGTATTAGCCGATTTCACAATCACTAATGTTTCAGGATCAGTAGATTGTAATAGCCTGTGGTTTCCTACAGCTGGTTCTATTTTGTTTATTTGCGTAAATAATGCAGCGTCTACCGACACCGCGTCTACCCTTACAGCTTTGAAAAGTTCACCTAGCACATCACCAATAAACATTTCCCAAGGAATAAACCTCCCTGAATCTGTAGCAAACTTTTTCAAGATGGCATCTGTTATTTGGTCACCAGCATTTGTCTTAACTTGTTCCTCTGTTTTGGCACCCATATTCACAACGAATCGAGCGCGCGGTAGGGTATTTAATAAATTCTCAAACTCACCCTTTTCTTTGAAGAAATCTCTAATAGTATTGGTAAACTTTTTCTTATCTTCTTCCGTTTGAACCCTGCTCAAAAGCGCAGTATTTTGAACGCCAAACATGGCCTCCCCAATACTGTAAAAAATCGTAGAACAATTGATGGTGCCATCCGTTCCATAATTGATATGGCTATCGACAATCTCACCGATGAACATATTGTAATTTCCTCGAGCGGGCTCGAATAATACATCGGACATGAAACGTCTACCCTTAGTCACAAAGTCCGTTAGTTGCGACACACGATCATCGTTACCAAAATCAAATGTTGGTATTGGTGTGCGATTGGACATCTGATTACCAAATTCAATAATGGCATATCCTCCGGCCATTAAGAAGTGCTGACGAAGGAACTCCAACTGAGTGTCGTTATAGCATACCCAATTAACCGTTGCTCTGATTGAGTTATTTACTCCCAAATGTTCTACGGTTATGCCGGTTACACCTGGTATTGGGTGTGCGCCGTCGGCTGGCATTCTATCTTTGGTTAGTAATGAATCTGTAGACAGAACGGGCTTTCGTTTTCCGCTCTCAAATGCATACCCTACTACATCCTGACCACCATACATTAGTTGAAATATATTACTGGTCGTTCCCAGGGCATCTGCTATCCCTCCTGCTTCTTTGGTTGGAAATCCATGAAGTCCCAAATGAAAAAATTTGTATTTGTTGGGCACAGATGTTTCAACCCTAGTAGATGTGAAACGCACAAAGGGCATAATGACAGGAGTAGGAATTGCTAGCTGGGTTACAGGATTGTTAACTCGCCGGCGAATTAACTCCGCTTGTGTATACTTTCGTATAGAATTTGGATTTGGAAAAGGATGTCTCGCTTCGGCCATTATTATACAACTCGGTCTCTAGATGGGATTCGTAGTTGGGTTCCTGGTTTGATATGCATACTACCATTAGCGAGATTATTGACAGATGCAATAACAAACCATAGTCGTGAGGAACCATAAAACTTAGATGCCAAAGCATCCAATCGGTCTCCCTCATTAGCAGTAATAATCAAATCATCTGGTTCTGGTTTCACTTTTGTTGGGCGGGCAGGTGAAAATACCTCGGTCCCCTTCCTTCGCAGAGCGTTGCGGCCGAGAATCTTTCTGTCCTCATTAACAATTCTTCGTAGTGTCATCCGTTACTCCGTTAGGCTGTTAGTGGAACGCCAAAACCGTAGAATGGGCTACTAGACACCATTGAATCTTTCTCGATGACCGCAAAGGTTAGTTGCATCTGTACTGTTTTGGGAACTTGTGCGCTCTTCTCTTCATCATTGTCGAGTCGTTCAATTTCCCACGATGCATCATCTTCAATAGTGTGATTGATAGCTGTGAAATAACCAGGCTGTGCTTTGTAGAAATCACCAATAGTCAACTCTACAATAGGAGGTAGCAAATATCCATCACCACTGACGCCAGCTGGATATGCAAGACCAGTGATGAAATTTACCTTATCCCATACTGCAAGAAGCTCTTTTGGTGACCAAGCATGCACATACAATGTGAATGACAGTTCTCTTGTGGCACCCAAGTATACAATGTTTCGTTCAATTCTTCCAATATATTGGGTGGCATTAAACTCCGGCGTCACAGTTTCATTAATACCCATTAAGATTGCTCGGAATGGTTCTAATCTATCGTTAACCTTATCATAAATTGTGACATTAATGTAGTCTTGAGGATATGTTACATCATGCTCGTCCTTACGAGGAAGTATTCCATTTGTGTTTCTGACCCGCGTGATCAGATTCAGTGTGTCATGATAATATCCGGGTGCTTGTTTATCGGAGCCTGGTTGTATTGGTCTCTTTTCTAAACCTGCGAAATATTCCTGTGCAGATATAGTATCAGTGAACGCATCTTGATTGGCTTCACGGTCAGTGTTTATACTCTTAAGTTTTTCTAAAGTGATACCACCAACGATGCCTCGACTTGGTACTTCGTTAGTGTTAATTTCATCTGTATATCTTTTGATTAGATCTGCTTGTTCTTTTAGTGCGTTCTTAACGGACTTAGACCTATCAACCTCGTATATGTCCTGCAACGGGGTGCCGCCGCCTGCTCTTATATCATCAGCAATTACTCTTGTGGTTCTGTCATTCAAATCCGAAACCACATCAGATACTTTTGGAGCCTCTCTAGACACTTGCTGTGTTGCTGACGAGAATAATGTGTTGACGTTTCTTGTTGCAGCAGCAACTCCTGTTGCAACCCTTCGAAGTGTTACAGATCCAGCTATCGCCGACGCAAATGCGCCAGCCTGTAATAGATTAACACCTCGGCCTGCCAAATTAATCCTTACCGATGTAGGTCTGAGAATGATTGGACTCTGTATAGTAATGGAATTTGGTAAATATCGCTGGGCTTCAGTATCGTCCGTGATACCATATCGCATCTGCTTTGTCTGAGATGGAGTTGGATTTGGTGTGCTGCTTCCTAATCCACCAAAGACATTAGGTAATCCAAAGATTGACCCTACAGCACCAGCTGCTCCAAGCGCTCCCGCTAAAATACTCACTTCTCTTGACGCAAACGGTTCAAATCCCTTTCTTAGAAGAACGGAGTAATATTGATTGTCTGATCCTATCGACAACTCTGGGCGGGCGTTGATACCTAATGTTCCTTGCTGTTCACCAATACCAATTGTTCCCAAGAGAGTCTGAACCAACTGAGTTGAGCCTAACAATGAAATCACATTTCGTCCGTAGTTACGACCTGTGATACGAGAAGAAGCCGCTGCTGCTGTAGACTTCTGCAACCTACCTGCAAGTCCGACTTCTGGTGTGCTAGCAGGTGATCGTTCCAGCGAACCTAATGATATTTCAGTTTGGTCAGTCAGTTGACGCTTGAAATGTTCGTTCGGTGTTAGGTTGAGATTGATGAATAGCGGATTGAGAATCCTAGTTTCAGAGATTGCATTGCCAGTCTGCAAGAGCTGTTGATTTAGTAGGAACTGCACGCCTCTTGGGCTGGATAAGAAGGCAGTTATTCTGCGTTCGTCGGTAGCAACTCGTCTGATAGGAACTAATCGGCTAGAGCCCTCTGTCCCTTGTGGTCTATTGGGGTCATCTGGTCGCACTATAATAATAGGGTGTAGGTCGGCGGAGTCCTTTACTTGAAGCCGGCCATACAACTCCTCAACGCGTTCGTTGAATCTTTCTTCTAGGTTTCTTAAGAATGCCATTTGTTACCTTGCTGGACCTTGAGCATTAGCTATAAGCCTGCCTGCTGGTCTACCATCTATGTTGACTGCGAAACCTTCATGGAAAATTCCCAATAGTTCATTCATCTGCTCACGGGTTGCTACTTCTGGAACCGGCGCCCCAGGCTCAGCACCCGTTATATCAGCTGCTGCCGGCGCCCCTACCGCAGTCGCCTCACCGAACCTAGCTCGACGTATGTCAGCTTTAATAGACTCAACTTCTGCTTCCGAAGCACCACGTGCGATCGCTTCACGAAGGGGTTTATTGGCTTCACGAAGTCGTTCCCCTTCTACTCTACTCCTTTCTTCACTAGCCTCCGATTGGCGCACTCGGACAAAATCATACATCGAAGGAATGTCTGTATCGAAAACTTTATTGATGCCTTCAATTGCACCAGTAGTTGCTGCCATTGCTCCAGTAAAACCGAGAATAGCTGTGCCGGCAGCCGAGCCCAATCCTCCAAGCACACTTCCACCAATGGCTTTGAAAGAACCAAGAATACCACCCATCCCTCCAGCCGAAGTAGCGATTGTAGCGATTGTCTGTGCGATGGTTGCTGCCGTCAAGGCCATCATAGCTAGGTTCTGACCACTGAGAAGTCCAGCAAGCTCCATAAGGATTGCAACATTCGCATCAAGTCCATTAGTTAAGCTTCCCATTGATTCAACTTGTTCTTGGCTTGCAGTAATAAGTGGGTCTACACGAGCTTCCGCTCCTTCACCCTCGGGTCCAATTCCAGCTTTATATCTTTTAAGGTCTGCAAGAGTCGTGCCAAACGCATCTTCGAGTATGCCGCGTCGTGTTCGGCCGAGATTTTCTAAATCTATATTTTGTAATGCTTTTCCAAATGCTTCCGCAATTACTCTAGGGTCATCTGTTTCGGCTGCTACTGCTAATGCACGAACATCTGGAACATCCATTCCAAACATTCTTAATCTTGATACATTTTGGAACAACGTATCAATGTCTAGGAACGTATCTCCCAAACGGTCTAGGCTCTCTAGATTGACACCAAGTCTTTTAGCATATCCAACTGCTTGGAAAAATGACTGCGCGCCTTTAGCTCCAAACCGAGCAAAAATAGCTGCGTTGTCAGCAATGGCTTTGAAAACTTGGCCTGGGTTTAGCTTGTTAATCTTACCGAATGCCTTTGCTTGCATTCCGATTGCATTCGCACCTTCGGCAGTTAGACCTTCCTGTTTGACAAGAAGTTCGGCGAGTCGTGCAGCTTCGTCTGCGGACAACGATAAAACTTGGTGGAATCTACCTACCGTAGATTGCATATCAGAAGTTTGGAATGTTAGGTCAGCAAAAGTTTCTGCTAAGGCTTGCGTTCCACGAAGGATAGGTCCGGCCCGACCGAATCCTTTCATGAAACCTACTATTCCACCGCCTGTAAATGCTGCTTGTAGGGCGCCCTTATATTGAGTGAAAGTCTGTCCAATACTTAAACCAGTTTCATGCAGTTCCTTCATTGTGCCCAGCGCCTTACCGAGGGCTATCTTCAAGACACCACCCATAATGGCTATCCTACCGGCGGTGGTGCTGGCTGTATCGCCTATTCCCTTTATTCGTTTTCTAATGCTCTGTATGGAAAATCCCAGGAACTCTTCTTGTGTTTCAGCTAGCTTCTGTTCTTGCTCCTTTAATGCTTGACCTGCTTGTAGCTGAGTTACTATTTGTTCCTCTAGCTCTAATCTTCTTATTGCTCGTTCAAATGATTCGGTATCGGTTGTGACGCCTTGGCCGAGAAGATCTGCCTTCTGAAGTTCTATTTCATATAACCGTTTAGTATACTTATCCATTTCAACAAGTGACAAAACTTCTTGGCCATATTCTTCGGTCAATTCATTAACAAGATCTAATAATTCTCTGCTATGCGCAATATCTGTTTGGACTAGATCCAACTTACTTTGTAGATGGGCACGTTCTTGATCTGTTGCAGCTGATTGAAGTTGCGCCAGTGTGATTTGTTTTTCTCTTTGGAGGGTAATGTTTCGTGTGACGAGTGCGGTATGACCCAACGACTTTGCAAACTTCAACTGTTCCTGATTCATCATTTGCATGTTGCGCACAATGTCTATGGCTATGTCCCGACTTTCGGGATCTATAACTTGTGCCGGCTTATCACGAAATCGGTCTAATAGCGTTTTAAGTTGATCGGCAATCTCATTGAAAT